CACAAGGGGGGTTCGTTCTATAAACGAGACCGATTCGGAATCTGGGGATGGTGGGAGGGATGGTGCCTGTGTGATTTAAACCCTGACTGGATTAAGAATCCCAACTGGATGCAGGGGCTTTCGCTTGTGCACTTCAAGGGTAAGCGATTCTGGGTAGAGCAGTGCCAGGTCATAGACCACGCCTTTATGTATGGAGGGAAATTATATGGGGAGTAGCTATCCCAAGATACCGGAGCCAGATTATAGAAAGTGTGTTGGGCAGTTCCGTTTACAGCTCAATGATGTCTTCGCCCCCTTACGGCAGTATGGGCAGGGTATATATGTAGATGGGGCGATAGAAGAAGTGGTGGAATTGACCGAGATGTTTGCTATGAGGGTAAGGGGAAAGGCAATCCCAATTAGATTAAAGAACAGGAGAAACAGTAGGTGAAGGTTTATATTGCCTGTCCTTACACTAAGGGCGATATAGCTCAGAATGTCCACAATGCTATTAAAGTTGCCGATATGATAGCTGAGATGGGGCATATCCCTTATGTCCCCGTTCTGGCGCATTTCTGGCACTTGGTTTCACCGCATCCTTGGGAATTCTGGATGAAGATAGACGAGGAATTTCTGAAAGTATGCGATTGTGTGTTTAGAATGGACGGTGAATCTACTGGAGCGGACAGGGAAGTGGAATTGGCACGGTTATCCAGCAAGCCCATTTTCTACAACTTAGGGGATTTAGAAGACATAGACAAATTCATACCCAAAGTCAGGGCTAAATTCAGTATTTCAGGTGAACTATGAAAAGAGACCTAGCAAATAGACGCTTTGGAAGGCTTACGGTAATCCGCCAAGCATCCATCGACCGTTTTGGTCATAGGAAATGGCTTTGTCAGTGCGATTGTGGGAATACAAAGGTGGTTAGGGCTCAGTCCCTACTCAGTGGGCATACTAAAAGCTGCGGTTGTCTTAATAGAGAAGAAGCAGCAAAGCGTCTCATGGGACACGGCTTACACACAAAGCACGGCTTGCGATACACTCGTCTTTATAGAATTTGGGCAGATATGAAAGCTCGTTGTTATAACCCCAATTCTACCGTTTATCGTTACTATATGGAACGTGGTATAAAAATATGTTCCGAGTGGTTGCACGACTTCCTTGCTTTTTATAGGTGGGCAATGGCTAATGGTTATGAGCCGAATTTATCAATAGACCGTATCAACAACAATGGCGGCTATGAGCCAAGCAATTGTCGCTGGGCAACCTCTGCTATGCAAGCCACCAATAGAAAATTCAGTATTAAACAACGGCTTGATAATTTACCTGAAATAAGGAGGGCGAGATGAAACCTGAACAATGGATTGTAAACGGTGAAGTTGGGACATCTTCAAAGACAATCTGGGCAGTAATGATGAACGCTGTTATTAAAAATGGGAACTCTTGGTGGAATTATGATGTTCCTCATGACCCTGATGATTTCAGTAGATGTTGGAAACTACTCATGCTAATTCCCGAATGGCGCAAGCGACTACCAGAGGTTGCTGAGATATTCCCGAAATGGAAACCCTTTGTAAGGGAATGGGATAAATTAACTAAGATGTATGAGCAAAATCTTATAGATAACCTTTATGGATATAGCCACGAAATGATGGACTTTATGAGTCAGTTGGGGCAATGAAGCTGAATGTAGGATGAGATGATTTACTATCAAGATGAATGGGTAACAATATGAAACCTGAACTATCTCAAGAGCCTTGGGAAATGACTAGGGAGGAAATGGCTCAAGCTATTATTGATGGTAAATATGATTTCCCTACATTGGGAGGCGACCATCACCCAGCCTCAAAAGAAGCTTGGACAATAAAGAATCCCAATATGCCCAATTATGATATTGCCAAAGAGCGATGGGATAAAATGATTTCAGGGGAACATGAGGCGATTGTTAGCATAGCCGTGGTAGAAGGTAAGCCAGTACCGCTAGGGGTATTGAAATACTATCCTGAATTAGAGAAGTATTGCGAAATAGCAGCCAAAAGATGTTCTCAGTCTGTATTTGATTTTAGTGAGGTAAGATGAACGAAGATTATACGCAACCCTTTTATCTGGGAGCTGGAAAAGCAAAGCGTATCCCCTGGCTCAATGGGCGGGTTTACTTACCCCCTCTAGAACCACCGGAAGAAGCAAGGCTCCAACCTTTTGATATATTCTCCAACTCTTCCTCTCTTAATAATAATTATTTATTAGGGGGGGGGAGGGGGAATAATGATACGCTTTACGCTCAACTGCTTGATAGGATAAAGAAACTTGAGGCCTTAACCAATTACCACCACATAAAGCTAACAGAACTAAGAAGTGAGCATAAAACGAGAAGGAGAAGGCCCTATTGAAAAGCGTATCATTTCCGTATCATTTTCGTATCATTTCGTATCGTAGCGTATCAACCGTATCAATCGTATCATTCTGTATCATTGGAAGGAATTATGGCAGAGAGAAAACTACCGCAAGCTAAAGTGGAGGAGTTTCTCCAGTTCGTAACTGGGGTGTTTACCTTAAGGGATATGTGGGGTGAGCTTGGCATTGATAGTGAGGAAAATAAGGCATATCTCAGGGTAATAATGAGAAGGTTAGCCGGAGCTGGGATTATTGAATCTACGGGTAAAGACGGCACATATAGGAAAAAGAACACGACCATTGACAAGATTGACTGGGTGTCTGCTAACCCTGATGACATTCTTCCCTTGAGATGGCCCAAGGGTGGCGATGGGACATCCTTCAAATTTGAGAATATGAAGGTTTATCCCAAGACAATCATAGTGGTTTCGGGGCAAAGCAATCTTGGCAAGACAGTAACAATGTTGAACTTTTTGGTGGAGAATATGGATGATTTCCCCTGCCTATATATGAGTAATGAACTTGGAGCGGAGGAATTGGCCGGAAGACTTAGATACTTTGATTGGGTTAGCCTTGTTAAAGATGATGGTAGCCCTAAATTTGAATCAATAGAAAGAGATGCTGACCACGAAGACATATTACTCCCGGATGGGGTAAATATCATTGATTACCTAGACCCTGGAGAAGACTTTTACAAAGCTGGCCCGATGATAGGCAGGATATGGTCAAAGTTAAATAGAGGCATAGCTATAATCGCTTTGCAGAAAGGCGGCAGAAGGTATTACAGCAAGAAAGACGGGCAGATGCACTACAGTCCGAATGAATATGGGGTTGGTGGGCATTCTACCGAGTCTAGGGCTCGCTTTGTTTTACATATTGATAAGACAGACCAGGGGAATAGTTTATTTATTAAAAAGGCTAAAAGCTGGCAGAAGGAAAACCCTAACGGCAAAAGGTTTTTGTTTGATATTAGCCAGCATGGGGCGATGATAACCAACATAAGGGAAATAGCTGATGATGTTTATTAGGACGGATAATGGCAATAGCAACTAAAAAGAGAAGATACCAAAGTTCCTGCTGACAAGAAACTCCATCCCAAAAATATGCAATGGTCTTTTGTCTACGAGGACGAGGGGACGAAATTCTTAAATATTCAAAGGTCTTATGAGAGTGAGTGGTGATATGAACTCTAAGGACAGAAAAGTTAAAGCAATACCCAAACCCAAGAAGAAGCGCAATATCAGCGATGAAGTATTAGACGGGCTGGTAAGGAAGTATATCCGTTTAATCTCAGGAGGATATTGTAAGCGGTGTGGTAGGTATGTGGGTATTGAGAATATAGAGGTAGCCCATATGTATCGGAGGCGCAGGAAAACGGTGCGGTGGGACTTACGGAACGTCTATCCGTTGTGTAGGGATAATCCAGCTACAGGCAAACAAGGGTGTCATTCTATAGTTGATAATAGCGAGACGTTCCACAAGGCATCGTTTTTGCGAGATGTTATGACCGAGGCAGAGATAGCCGAATTAGACAGAATCGCCAATATGACCCTTAAAGAGTATCCCATAGACAGGGAGCAGATTAAAACCGAACTCAAAGAGAAGATAAAAATGCTAGAGGGTAATAGGACATAAAAAGGAATGGAGTTATAAGTAGTGAGAAAATGGGGGTAAGAAATGAATACAACTGCTGACGAATCAATTTATAACAATCTTGAAAATGGCTTCGTAGTAAAGTATGAAAATCCTAATCCTGCATATAAACTGTGGAAACCAATGCCCTGCGGACATTTGGGATTATGGATAGGTAATAAATGGGTATGCCAAACTTGCTGGGGATATGAAAAGCCCTTCAATGAACAAGAAGAAAGATAGAGGAGGTAAACAATGATAGATAAAGTAAAGGAAATATTGGGGAGGCAATTAGCTCACTACGGAGTTTCAAACAGAATAGTGAGTATAGTTGCTTACGAAGTTTGTCAACTCTTCCCCAAATCCCCTGATAATCCAGAGGGGGAGGAATTGGCTATTATAGATAAGGCTATGGCTGAGACCGGGAAAATTGATTTGGGTTCATTCGCTAAGTATGTTGATGAGAGTGGGTTACTGACAGACTATAAATTATACTTTCGTGGCTTCAACCTACACATCAGCGATATTTACAAGAAGCACATTTTTGATGATATAGTCAAAGACCAAAGAGACCTGACCGCCTCAATCGAGAACGCTTCATTCCTGCAGTGGCTAGAACATCACGGGAATAAAGGGCAAGTGGAGCTATTTAAGGAGGGGATTAAATGAGTAAGTCAGGTAACGCATTTGTAGCAAGGACACAAGGAACGCAATTTACCTTATATGCCGTAATGAAGGCCTTAGGGATTCCTCTCAGTAAAGGGCAGGAGGATTTTCAGGGACACCTTGAAAGGCATTACCCACCTGTGGTTGGTAATGAAGTGAGTGAAGAGATTAAGCTCTGTGAGCGTTGCCGTAAGAAACACGGAGTTGCGGGTTATACCAGAGACTGTCGTAACTGTGAGGGATGGGAATCTTGTCTGCACCGGATATGGCAAGGGGACGAGCCAGCCGAGACTGTAGAGAGAGCTAAGAATTGTCGGTATTTTGCTCTGATGGGCAGCCATTACTATTTAACCTGTAGGAAAGCAATTTATTGATGTATCTAAGGAGGAATTATGAGCAACATAGATGAGATGAAGGAGAAGATGGCACTTATAGTATCAGAGGTAAAACGAGGAAACATCAGCGTATTTGAGGGTGTCGACCAACTCCTCAACCTCAAAACCGACACCTGCCATATATCTATCTGTAAGAATGAGCCAGAATATCCAGAAAATCCTTATCCTAAAGAAATCTTCCCAATGGACGTTAAGGAAGCCGGGCAATTCTTACGAGAGACTATTGGCGATAGCAAAACAACGTCCGTAAGTGGTGCTATTGGCCGCCACGTTTATAATTTCTGTCAGCAAAAAATGTCAGATGCAGGCTTTGAACAGAGGACAGATGAATAACAGAGATAAATTCCCGGGGGTCAAGAATATAAGAGTCTGCCCCGAATGTAAAGGTAGGGGATGCTCTAAGTGCAAAGCAGGTTGGGTAAATTCAGACAATAATCACCCTATCATCAAACCGTATGTTAGGGGAATATTAGGGAGGTTAAAGTAAATGGAAAAGGAAGCAGTAGAGAAGCACATAGCCGATGTATTGCTAAACGAGGGGGCAATGCGCAGTGAAGTTGCTGCCGATATGGTAGCCTTCAAGATAAGACAAAGACTGGAAGCCCATAGCTTGCTTCGCAAAGTAACTGAACCGCCATTATTGAGTGATGAGGCAATACAAAGGATAAGCCATTCAAGGGTGATGGGCAGATATAAGGAAGTAGCCGAAGCCCAGCGTCAAGCAGATATTAAGCACAATGAAGGGTAGAGATGGAGATAAAGAAAACCTGTAGCGGTTGCACACATAGGGGGATTTGTAAACTACTTAAAGGTGAACAGGACTTACGATTTGGGACTAAGAGCGGAAGCATTAGCCAGATAGAGGCATTGTGGGTGGAGCTGGCTTTAAAATGCGGGTTTTTTAAAGAGGAGCGATGAGAGTGAATGAGGATAAGATAATACTGGACTTGTGCGGCGGGACTGCTGCGTGGAGCCGACCTTATGCCGAGGCTGGCTATGATGTCAGAATCATTACTACGCCTGATTATGATGTGCGGCTTTATCAACCGCCCAATAATGTTTATGGAGTGTTAGCGGCTCCGCCTTGCACCTATTTCTGTCGTATGCGGATGTGTAGAGGTAGACCAACAGATGAGCAGTTCAAGGAAGGATTGGCAATAGTTGATGCTTGTCTGCGAGTTATATTAGTGACTGCCCCTAAATTTTGGTGTCTGGAAAACCCGCAGGGATACCTAAAGAGATGGTTAGGTGAGCCTATTTTTAAGTTTCACCCTTATCAGTTCGGCGACCCTTGGACAAAAAGGACTTGGCTATGGGGGAATTTTGTTGTGCCACGCCCCTTGTTTACGGGGATAATCCCCACCGAGGCTAAGTATCAATGGGTGAATGATGGAACTAACGATGGCTTATCAAGAACGGTTGAAAAGAATGCCATCACGCCAAGCGGTTTTGCCCGTGCGTTTTTTGAAGCCAATCAGTAATGGAGTTATAGGGGTTTTTAGAATGGAGATAAAGTTTAAGAGAGACACGCTATACCAAATTTGGCTGGATGGGGATTTTGTTGTAGGTGAGCAAGGGGTGGCAATGGTTACAGGCACACGCCAGATTTGTGGATTTGTTAGCCTCTTCTGCCGATGCAAATTCTCTAAATGCTATAATATGATGAACGGGAATATTCTTTCGTTTTCTTCTGCAAATTCTACAGCGGTAGCCATCCCTAATTCTAATTTGCTCTGCGATTTTCTTCCAATTCCTACCTCTATAAGTAAGTTCACCTCCGATGTAATAGGGACTATTATTGCCACTGGCAAACTCTTTATTCCAAAGACGATAACAGGCAAGACTACAAAAGCTATGGTTGTTTTGTTTGGCGTATTTACGCCTATTAAGTTCAAAGGGTTTCTGCTTGAATTCTTCACCGCAATAATCGCATTTAAGAACAACTGGCTCTTTCCAGTTATGGCTATCCCTGCCTCTGTAATGGGGCAAACTTTGAGGGTTTCCCTTGCCCGCTGGCGGGAAGCCTTGATGTTCATACCGCCATTTAGCCATACAAGAACGGCTACAAAAACGACCCAATTGGTTATTCCTAGCCTTAAAGGTTTTCCCACAATATTCACAAACTCTATTTACCATACTTTAATGGTAGCACAATGTAGGTGATAAGTCAAATGGAATTGAAATTCAAAGTAGACACGAAACATCGCAAAGATTGGTTTACGGGAGTATCATTTAGCCACCCAGCCAAAATGTCGCTACCGCTTCAATTATGGCTAATAGAAAACTATACAAAGGTTGGCGACACAATTTTAGACCCAATGGCGGGGAGTGGCACAGTGTTGGTTGCCTGTTCGCTGGGTCGTAATGTGGTAGCCGTAGAATTGGAAAGCAAATTCATTGATATTATGGAGGGCAACTCTGAGAAGATTAAGCAACGGGGACCCCAACTCGGTTATGATATGGGCTGGTGCGAGATTATACAGGGTGATGCAAGGAACTTAGATTTACTGGCTGATACGGTTATTAGCTCACCGCCTTATGGCAACAGATTATCAGATACCGAAGTGAACGATGGCGACCCGCAACGGATGTCTTATAGACAAGCATTGGGGAAACTTGATACTGCTATATTTAGCCCACCTTATGCTCTAACTGTGCAAAGTGGACACGAGGGAGTTCAGGCGTGGAAGGTAATTGAAGGGTTGAAAAATGCCGATACGAAAACCTTGAGAGCAAAATCTAAAGAATTGTCGGAGCAAGGCAAGATAGTCAACCAATATGGGAATTCAAAGGACAACATCGGCAACTTAAAGTATGGAGAAATAGATGCAGTAATATCATCTCCGCCTTACTCTGATATTGAGAGGCGGGATAGGTCAAAGGAAGATTGGTGGGATGAAGAGCGAGAAAAGAAATTTAGTGGCGGTTCAGCAAAGATAGCAAGGGGGTATCAGGCAGACGCAGTAATCACTAGCCCACCGTATGAGGGGAGTATGGATGGCGGGAGTCGGCATACAAAAGGCGATATTCCAGAACGAGATAAGGCAATGAAGCGGATAGGCTCTTACGATACAACCAACCAAGCCAACATAGGAAATCTCTACAAGGATACTTACCTGGAAGCTATGCTACAAGTTTATCAACAGTGCTATAAGTGCCTCAAACCCGAAGGACTTTTAATTCTGGTCCTTAAAAACTTCATCAGGAATAAACAGGTAGTCAGGTTAGACCTTGACACACTTAAGCTGTGTGAGCAGGCGGGGTTTGTTTTCAAAGAGAGCCATCAACGCAAACTACCCGCTCAATCGTTCTGGCGGGTAATCTACCACAGACAATATCCGTCTGTGCCTATGATAGAGTATGAGGACATTCTAATCTTCGGTAGGGGTTGACATTGTCAGAAAAAGAAGTAGAATTAAACAAGGAACAGGTACTTGAAGACCTTGACCATATTTTGAAGGTGGGACACGGTACGCTTACTGTCCAGGTGGCTGACCACCAGATAGTGAACATTGACTGTGATGCTCGCCGACAGATGAGTAAGAAGGAGAGACAATTAAATAAGCTGACCTAGCTCAGAGGCAATAGCTGACTGGGCATATATAGGAGGCAAACTTTTGGGAGAAATCCCGGGGTTTGCCTTTTGTTTTATTATGGAAAATAGATTTACAATGCCACTCTGGTTCTGCCTGGGCAATGAAGCACAGCAGGTTTTGCTGAAGTATCAGAAGCAGCACCATCATGTGCACGTCCAGCTTCCCTCGTATCCTTCACCCCGTGTCTATCGCGAACCTCATTATCCTTCCTTGGATGAAATTTCCAGAGAAATGAGAAAACGCCCACATTTAGGATATCATTAAATGCTTGATTACTGGTTTGATTATGGAACATTCGGCTTCACCTCCAAACAAAATATATGGGCTATTCAAAATTTAGAGTTCTTTGAAAGAGGAGAATGGCCGCCGTTAATTGGTGATGAACGGGGAGAGTATTTAACTGACGAATGCAACAATGGGAAGTGGATTGAAGTTGTCCGTCAAGTGGGGACGTACACTGAGATACCCATTAGAAAGCGTATGGTCAACGCTGAGGCGTATTTCGTCAAGCCTTGTATAATTACAGCTGAGATAAAGACAAGACTCAAATCTACTAAAAAAGATGGTGAAACCTTAATCTGGGAAGTCCAGCACGGATTAACAGATATTGAACTATTGAGTCCATCAGCCAGGAGTGCCTTATTTTACATCTCCGGAATAAAGCGCCGGGGCGATTCATACCCAAAGTGGCTTGCTGACAGGAAATACCGGATAAAGCACGATAAAAACGCCGTCATTGCTCACGCCTGATTAGCTTTAGTATTGACAAAGTTTTAAGAAAAGATTATGATAAGATTACCAAAAGGTGTAAATGCCAGCTACTCGAAAGGGCGACCAGTGAAACTGTGTCTATACCGTCTCGTAAGGTGACACGATGTCGGTAGCCGTAAGCTACGAGAAACTGGTTACTAGCTGGTAAAGAGAAAGCCCGTCGTTTAGGCGAGCTCTCTTAATTAGAGGGGGTTATTTAGCTTTGGAGAGGGCATCCTGAATATGGATATGGATGCTATGCAGTTGCGGGTCATCGCTAACATCGGGATTATCAAGAAGCCAGCGGTCAATTTCTAGCAATGCCTCGTGTTGGTTAGGAGCTGCGGAGATAAGGCGGGCATTGGCTCCTCTCATAATGAAATGCAATGGTGTTTGGTATGGGCATTCAGCAACAATTAGGTCGCCAGCCCATACTTCATAATCTTTTGCCATCCATTCTCCTTTAGTATATTCCATCTCTACACCTCCTTCGTTCTTTATTCCAGTAGGGACTTTGGCATTTTGGACATCTAACAGGTTCTTCTTCGGACTTGGGGAACCAAATATGCCCGCATCTCAAACAGGTAAGTTTAGTTAGTTTTATTTTCATTGTTTAACTCCTTTTATTTATCTCCTATGGTGCTTATTCCTTAACCTCTTAATAGAGCCTTATCAGTAGGGGAGATACCTAGTAGCTATTCTCCACTTATCGTTCTTGTTGCACTTAGGACAAACTTCCGGTATATCCTTGCCACCTTCATTGACATAATGCCTTTTACAGAAGCCACAATACATAGTAACATCGGCTACAGTGCCATCTCGGTTGTAGGTAATATCCCTTACGGCAGTTCGCTTTGCTCGCTTGGTAGTTAATCCCAAACTACTAAATATGTTAGCCATCTTCAACCTCCCTATTTACCTACAGACTAGCACACTTACTTGTGTTTGTCAAGTGATATATCTAGTCCTTTAGATTGATTTTAATTAACTATCTCTTAAATGCTCGTTATTTTGAACTTATGCTCACTAATATGTTAAGGATGATATTGGAATTACTAATCTGTTTTATGCTTTGTGCCATCGGGTGTCATCTTCTACACCGGTGGGAGAATTCGGGGTGGAGGAATTAGATGGACCCATATTATGAAGCAGGAGAACCTACTGAAACGGAGAACGACCTGGAAGAACGATTAAAGACAACCAAGAATAGGGCTGAAATCGGGCTACTTTTAATTAAGAATAAGAGGGAAGACTTATTGCCGACAATCCTTGAAGACTTATTCTATGGCTGCCATATAATTCTTGATAAGTATTGTGTGAAGGAGCGGTAGCCGGCTTATATAAATGAATACTAGAGATGAAGAGATGAAAGCGTGGCCCAAATAAAACATTCTTACTTATTACAGGAAAAGATATGAATAATAGATTAACACAAAAAGAAGAGACCTTTGCTCTTCTCGTATTCTCTGGTGTAATTCAAAGAGAGGCATGGGGGCAGGCCGGCTATTCCACAAAATATTCCATTGAACACATAGACCACAATGCCTCTGTTTTGGCTAACTCAAACAAGGTTCAAACAAGACTAAAAGAACTCCGCCAGGCAGCAGAGGATACTACTGTTGCTACTGTTCTTGAGAGGAAACAAAGATTATCTGAGGTTGTCAGAGCCAATGTACCTGACTTTGTAGCCGACGGTGCCATAGCCGTAGAGAAACAATCGCCTAACGTTGGGGCAGTTTCCGAGATCACCACTAGAACAAGGGTCTTCCGTAAAGGTGGGGAGCCAGTTAATATCACTAACTTGAAATTACATTCCCCCATTCAAGCCATAGCTGAACTCAACAAGATGGAACGGGTGTATGAGCCTGACGGTGGGACGACCATTAACAATCAGATAGTGAATATAATCGTAATGAGCGAAGAAGATAAAAAGAACATTGAGCGGGTAATGGAAGGGGAGGGGACTTAATGGCACTCAGGGGTACGGCGAAGACAGACTACCAACGAGAGTATATGCGTATGAGGCGCGGGTCTAACGCTTTTGTTAGACCCCCTGTTAGACCCCCTGTTAGACCCCCTGTTAGACCCATTGATAATCTGCGCCAGGTGATAAAGAGTATAGAGAACAAGGACAAAGCCCATCAGTGTCCACCTGGTGAAGTCTCATTGCCTCTGTATGACCCAGCCATACACAGACCTGGCGACAAGGTGATGGTGAAGCCGGTGTATGGGAAGAAGCTGATGCCTGTTGTGCTGCCTGAGCTGGATGCCGGTGGACAGCCGATACCCAATTATGATTGACCATAAAAGGACTGGATGCCACATCTCAGGCGTGGATTTGGACAAGGCAGGGATAGGAGATGTGGGGTTTAGGTTCTTGAGTCTAAGTTCCCACGCACTATAGTTATTATGTCTATTAGAGATGTTAAATATACTCATATCTTTGGGCTTAACAATGAAGCATGGCTAGGTGGTAAAAGAAGAGCATTAAACGAAGGGGGGACTTACTCGAGTAAGACGTGGTCAATCCTTCAGCTCCTGGTGTGGATAGCTCGATATGCCAAGCACCCTCTCATTATTTCAGTGGTTAGTGAATCACTGCCTCATCTTAAACGGGGAGCGATTAGAGACTTCTTCAAGATACTAAATGAAAGCCCGGACAATAACCCTCGATACAACAAGACTGAGCATATTTATTCGGTTGGCAATGGGGCGATTGAGTTCTTCGGGGCGGATGAAGCCGACAAGGTGCGGGGGCCAAGAAGGGATTTACTCTTCATCAATGAGGGGAATAACGTACCATGGGAGACGGCCCGGGGTCTGGATATAAGAACTGCTAAATTCACCTTTGTTGACTGGAATCCCGTCTCTGAATTCTGGGCACACGAATACTGGATAAAGCAACCCGAAAACGCTTATATTCACTCGACTTATTTAGATGCTGTTGGAGTTCTACCGGCTGAAGTTATAGCGAATATAGAATCTAACAAGAACGACCCCAACTGGTGGAACATCTATGGATTGGGCAAATTAGGCAAAGTAGAAGGCTTAGTTTATCCCTTCTTCGGGCAGGTTGATACAGTACCATCAGGTAACGAGTTTTACGGGCTAGATTTTGGCTACAGCAACGACCCAACGGTCTTGGTGAAGTGTTCTCTAAGAGATGGGCTTTACTGTCAGGAACTGATTTATGAGAAAGGTCTGACCAATGATATGATAGCCCGCCGGATGGAAGAGCTCGGAGTAAAGAGAAATTATGATGAGATATATGCCGATTCTTCCGAGCCGAAATCTATAGAGGAGATTTACAGATATGGCTTTAATATCAAGGGATGCCCGAAAGGGCCGGGTAGCGTGGAATACGGGCACCAGAAGGTAAGACAGTTTAGGCAGTTCTGGACCCAAGATTCCTTGAGTTGTATTAAGGAGCAGAGAAACTTCAGATACATAGAAGATAAGAACGGCAAGCTTACCGACAAGACAACCCACGCTTTCAGTCACGGTATGGATGCCAGGAGATACGGGGTTATGGGGCGATTTGAACCACAGGAAGAAGAAAAAATAGTTATTTATGATGCTATGAGTGAGGTCAATTTAGACTTATGAACAAAGAGGAAAAGAGACTAAGAGAATCTGCGCCGCGAGATGAGTTAGCAGTTATAATCCGTGAAGCCATTGCCAGCGTTGAAGCTAGTTTATCCTTAGAAGATGAAGGGTGGATAAATCTAAGTGCTCAGACTGGCGATGTTATTTCTTCCAGCGAAAGGATAACGAATCTACAATTATCTCGTTTGTATGCTGTTAAAGACCCGTTGGGGAAGCAGGCTATACGATTATGGACTGATTATACCTTCGGAACGGGTATGACATGGAGCGCAGACGACAAAGGGGTGAAAAAGGTTCTTGATGGGTTCTGGGATTCCAAGTCCAATCAGAGCGTATTGTCGGCCAGGGGGCAAAGGAAGTCTTCCAATAAATTATTAATAGATGGTGAGATATTCTTTGCTATTTTCTTAGGTGCGGATTCAGCTAAAATCAGATACATCGACCCGTTAGAAATCACGGAGATAATCACCGACCCGGACGATAAAGAAGACGTGAAATTCTACAAGCGAGACTGGTCCGATGCGCAGGCCAAACCGCACACGGACTTTTACTGTAGTGTAACTAATATTAAAAATGAATCAGCAAAAGATTCAGCCGGGGCGAATGTAACCAAGACACAAGATGCCCTGGTTTATCACGTTAATAATAGTGAAAGTCAGAGAGGCTATCCTTTATTACTACCCGCCCTTGATTGGATTAAATATTATCGAAGATTTCTTGCTTCGAGAATAGCGGTTATGTTAGCCCTAGCAAGGTTCGCATTGAAGACGAAGGTCAAGGGTGGCCAGGTTGTAGTAGATGCCATTAAAGCTAAGACTCAGGGGCAGGCAATACCCGCCGGTTCTCAGCTAGTTGAAAATCTTGGCTCTGATACCACAACCATCAAACAAGAATCGGGTGCCTCGGCTGCTTATCAAGATGGTAGGATGATTAAATTACAAGTCTGCGCTGCGGTAGGTATTCCAGAGCAGTATTTCGGTGATATATCCATCGGAAATTTAGCGACTGCGAAAACAGTTGAACTCCCAATGATGAAGATGTTTCAATCCTATCAGTCAACCTGGCAGGATACCTACAAGGATATAAACGAACTCATCCTGGAACACGCTGGCATTTCACCTGATAATTGGTATGTAGATATGGACTTCCCGGCAATAGCACCGGAGGATGTTCTTCAGGCAGCGACAGCGCTTACTCAGATTCTACAGGTAATGCCCGAACTTGCCTATGCCGATGATGTCAAGCAGATAGCACTTTTAACACTGGGGATAAACGACCCCCAGGAAGTATTGGATGCCTTGGGGAAACAAGAAGAAAGCGACCCCACTATAAAATTAACAAAAGCCTTGAAACAGTTTCGGGAGAGTCTAAAGACTTGACACTTTGCTAATAAAGTGCTAGCATTGTAGTATGAAAGTTATATATATCAGGATAGACCCCAAGGACAAGAATGCTTTAGAAATTAAGGCAAAGATGCTGGGGATGAAACTAACCACATACTGCAGGATGATTCTACTGAAGTCTTTACAAAAGGAGCAGAAATGAGGTGTGAACTACGTTGTCCAAGGTGTGGCGGTACTCCCACTTTCAAACTATACCCTATAAGACCACAGGGACTTGGATGGTTGCCGCATTGGCGTAGTAGGGATTGTGGCTCGTTGGTGTGTGCCTTAATTAACTACTTGGGATACCCGATTAAAAGGACAATCTGTCTCGAAATGGTTGCAGCCGAAAAGGAGTAAGTGAATGGATATTGCGGTTATGGATTGTCGCAGATATGGGAAGCAAAAGAGATACTATGTGCTTAGACAAGGTGCTAGCAATGACAGCTTTCTACCCGAACCACCACCAGCAAATTGGAGAGAGGTTAAACAAGAAGATTTTGTTTCTGAATCCACAGAAGCATATTTGGAAAGGAGTAAATTATGAAATGTCTTAAATGTGCAGGTAAAGGATTTATCGAACTTGAACACGGTCTTATAACGGTGGAGTGTGCTGACTGTTGTGGAACAGGAGAAATACTAGATGTCATTAATAGCGGAACTGGACAGCCTGATAAATCTATTAGAAGCAAAAATACCAGCAAACCCAAACAGTCCCGTAAACCAAAGATTAGAAAAGGGACTGCAAAAAGAGCTGACTAAATATTTCAAAGCTCTTGAAGATGCCTTTCCCTACAGTGAAGTGGAAAGGCTTTATTATGCCTATGTGAAAGAGAGTCTGGGGGCTGAAACGGGGAATACTCTAGACCCATTATTAGCCACTTTTAGAACTACTTTATTTCAACAGCTCAATAATCAGTTATTGGCAGTTTATCTTTCGGGGTCAGCCGAGATGGTAACTTGGGGTAAGACTAAGGCTGGTATCCCAATAGCTTATGAGGGGCCGCCGATTGAGCAGGCTATAACCTGGGCGGATAAATACTGTGCTAAATTAGTAACTCAGATGGATGAGGAAACCAAACGGCGACTGGCAAAGGTTGTCAGTGATGGCATTAAGAATAAACGAGGTGTCCCCGGACTGTCTAGGGACATTAAGAAGCAATTTACTAATATGAGCAGGTATCGCAGCCAGATGATAGCCCGGACAGAAACGGCAAATACCTTATCACAGGCAAGCCTTGATAATATGATGGATATGGGGATAGAGGGCAAGGAATGGGTTACTGGCGGTGAACCCTGCGAGATATGTGAGGGGAATGAGGCTGAAGGAGTTATCTCTGTAAATCAAGCCTTCTCTAGTGGACATATGAACCCACCAGCTCACCCAAACGCAGTATTTGAGGGTTATGGATTCTTTCCATATGGCTCACTTCAGCAAATGCTTCGTTCTCGATATGACGGCCCCTCGATTTCGATTGAGGCTGAGCGATTTGACGATAGATTCCAACTGGCGTCTGGGAATTCCGCATATATGTCCGATATCTCTCATAGAGACATTCTGAGAGAAAAGGAACTTGCATCTTTCAATTTGACTGCTGGAAATAGGAGTAGGGGCTTTATTACTATATTTCCTCAAAGGATACAACTCACCATTGGGCCTAATCACCCTGTGTTGACCAGACGTGGTTTTGTTGATGCACAATTCCTCAATGAAGGCGATGAGTTGCTTTATGACATTAGGAGTGAATTCACGGCAAGTGGTATTACCCCTGATTTCGAGCAAGTTCATTCTGTCGAGGGTGTATTTAAGTCTATAAGGTCTCTCGCGGACCACATAGGAATTCCCGCTGCCAAAAACTATTTCCACGGCGACGAGTCCTTCTGCTATGGTGAAATCCAAGTTGTAAGGCCCCAAGGGAACCTGTTGCCTATAAAGAATTCTGGCATCATCGAGCATTTGAGCAAATGCAACCTCACGGAAGCCTATGCCGATACTGAGCATGTGGCGAGTTGTGGTTCTTGCCAATTTCGTTTCAATAGTATCTTTCATTCCCCTCCGTGCTATATGTGCTGCTTCCGTATTAACTCTATTCATAAAACCTCCTTCAGTGGGTGGGCCTTCGATGCCTCTACCTCAACTGAATTATACAATATAGGCGGTGTGGTGGTCAAGAACTGTGTCTGTGCCTTAGCCCCCGCTAGATTAAATAAATAAAAAAGGAGCAATAGATGGTAAGAAAAGTGCGGGTAGAAAGATATAGTTTAACTCCAGAGGGATATAGAGTGGCACGGCACCTCCTATTTTTGAGCCATTTCCCTAAGTTTATCAAAATCTTCTTTGAGTGGTTTGATGACGCCAAATTGTTTATCTCCTGTGCGAAGGATGTTTATAGGGGAATCTATAATGAATGGAAACAAGAACATTCAAAATGAGCAAGACCTAGAAGCAATAGCTCCCACTAGATTAAAAAGATAACAATTTCAGATGGCAATTTGAGCCCGTCTAAATGGCGGGCTTTTTATTACCCAAAATCAAGGAGGTAAATTATGCCGTATAAGACAGTAGATGAACTACCGGATAATATTAAATCACTGCCTGCCCATGCAAAGGAAATCTACATGAAAGCATTTAACTCAGCCTTTGAACAATATAAGGACAGAGGCGGCCAAAGGGAAGCCCTAGCCCATGCCACCGCTTGGGCTGCCGTCAAAAAGGTCTATAAGCAGGTAGACGATAAGTGGGTAGCCAAAGAAGCTAAGGAGGTAACTATGGCAAATACTGAGGAATTACAGTCTACATATTCAGAGATTATACAGGAAGTTGGCAGACGAAATGCTAATTTAGATTCTGCTCGGATAAAGAAGATTGTGGCACTATGCCAAGAATTATTGTCATCCGAAGGAGAACCAGAGGAAGAGAAAACTAAGGAAGCCTTAAAAGAGGCTACTTCGATTCTAACTTGGCTTAAAGAACAGGAGAATATGAAGACCGAGGACGGAGTGAAGTTTCCCGCTGCTGCTTTCGCTTATGCTCCAGACCCTGAAAAACCTTCGGAGTGGAAACTTAGAATTTGGGAAGACCCAACCAAGAAAGTAACCCGCGCTCAGTTGGGACGGGCTGCCGCTGCTTTAAGTCCCGGTGGATTCAGGGGACAGAAAGTAGCCATACCCACCGCCGATTTGCCTGCTGTAAAAAGGAAAATAAGGGCTGAATATAGGAAATTGGATGTTGAAGACGAAGAGATACCGAGATGGGTAAAAGAGACGGAGACACGGGAATTGATAAAGAGCTTTACCCCTCTTACTGAAGCCAAGTTTGAAAAGGGTAGGGCGCAGGTAGTCGTTATTAAGGCTGGGTTCAATGCTACCGAAGATAGGTATTACCCAGCAGAAGTTTTGAAAAGAGATTACGGCATATTTGAAGGTATGAAGATGTATGCCGACCACCCCACGGAAGAAGAAGACAAAAATCGTCCCGAACGGTCGATTAGGGACTGGGTTGCCACGCTGTCTGAAGTTAAGTGTGATGATAACGGTGTTGTTACCGGTATTGCCGAGGTTATTGAGCCCTGGTTGATGCAGAAGCTAGCTTCACTGCGAGATAAAGATATGCTTTCAGAAATGGGCATATCCATCAATGCAGTGGGCAGTGCTTCAAAAGGCACCATCGATGGCAAAGAGACCTTAGTAATAGAGAAACTTGTAGCTGCCAGGTCAGTTGATTTTGTAACTGAACCTGGAGCCGGCGGAGTTGTCACATTCTACGAATCAGACAGAAACGATATTGACCTGATAGAACTATCGACCCTAAAGGAGAAACGCCCTGATTTAGTTAAGGCCATAGAAGCTAGTGTCAGGGCAGAAATAACCAAGGAGGTTAAGAAACACATGGAAAGCGAAGAGAGAATCACCGAACTCGAAGGTCAGATAACAACTCTGACTACGGAGCGAGATGACCTCAAAATCAAGATGGAAGAAGCGGTAAAGGAGAAGGCAAAAGCCGAGGCACAAGCCGTCATAAAAGAGGCTGTAGATAAGGCCGAGTTGCCCGATGCTGCTAAAGAACGTCTTACGGAGAGGTTCAGGGATGCCGAGTCTGCTGACGGAATAGAAGAAGCGATAAAGTCCGAAGTTGACTATATTGCCAAACTATCCGAAAGCGGGAAAGTGAAGGGCTTGGGAGGTTCGAAACCTAATCCCGAAAGGATAGGGAAGCTCTTAAGGAATCCTTCAAAAAACTAAATCCAGGTTGGACGGATGCACAAGTAGAAACCGCCGTCACTGGGAGATAAGGGAGTTATATTATGGCTGGTGGGCCGAGTCAGGGAACAGAAATAGCTGCCAACTACTACTACGACCCTAACCGTGAAGCAGGGGAGCAAGTCTCTTCTACTTTTGAAGGTCGGCACGTCTATGTACAAGAGATTGTACTCATTCATGCAGACCCTGGTGATGGTCTAGTAGATAAGGGGCAGCCCGTAGCCTTTTGGGATGGTGTAGGGATAGCTTTGAAATCTGCAACATCGACATCAGAGAATATTCCTATTGATACCGAAGGGATATGGAGGCTTTCAGTAGTTGCAGTATGGCCAATAATGGTAGGGCAATCACTGTTTATAACTGCTGGTGGAGTGGTTACTGATAACCCGGCTTTTGCCTGGGCTGTAATAGGCTATTCCTTGCAAGCCATCACAGGAGCTGGGACTGAAATCATAGCAGTCAAGGTTCACTGGATGGGCGTGCCGTGGATTTGGTTCTGGTGGAATTGGTGGAATCAACCACCAACATAAAAATAAACTAGGAGGAAATTAAAATGCCAGGAGTTGGAATAGGAGTATATACTGGTTATGAAGGCGTTATCAACGCTGGAGACGAGGTGTCTTCTACGTATGAGGGAAGACATATAACCGTATTGGAACAAAATCTTATACACCCGAATCACTTAGCAGTGGGACTTAATCTCGTGCAGAAGGGTGACCCCGTTATAATCTGCAATACTGTAGCCCTTGGAGGTTCTGCAAATTATGGCAATGCAGTTGGTGTGGCACTAGCAACCGCTACAGCCATTACTGACCTGATTGCCGTTGACACTGAGGGTATTTGGCAGCTACCCGTCTCATCTTATACCGATGGTGCTGCAGGTAGTGCTATTGTAGCTGGTGACCCACTTTTCATTCACGATGAGTCATTAGCTATTGCTGGTGCTCTTGGTTTGGGCGATGCCTTGATTAGCAAAATCACAAACTTAGCCACACAAGTCCCCTTTGGCTATGCTCTGGGAACTATGGTTGCTGCAGGCACAGGCACGATTGCCGTCAAAGTCCACTTCGACCCATCCGTAGATAATGCCTTGGTACGGTATAACACGGTGCTTACTGGAGCTTCAGGTAAAGAGACAGTTGGCATACTAGCCGCTGGTCATTCTGAGAACATTACTCAAAAGTTCACAAGCCAAGTCGATGGTCAGCAAGACGGCTTAACCTATGGTGCTGGTAGTTGGATGGAATTGGGTGCAAACTTTATAGCCACTGGAACTGTCACTACGCCTTGGGATGCGGGCATTTATAGTGGTGCAGGTGCTGACCTTACTGCTGCTCGACTAATCTTCGGTGCACAGTATATGGCAATACTAGACTCTGTTCCTTTGTCGTATTATCCCTGGAGGATAAATGTATCTGCTGGTTCTGGTAGTATCACCGCTTTGATTCAAGCAGGCAACATCCAGTCAGTAGGCTATATAGCGGCTGTTACCGAAGCGGTTGCGCCAATAGGATACATTCCCCTCGCCTTCATTGCTGGTATCGCAGCAGCTCAACCGTGCTATGTCAGAGTCTATACTGGCACAGCATAAGTAAGACTAAATTAAAAGGAGTAAAAAGAAGATGCGTAAATTAAACTTAAAAGACTACACGGTGAAAGTCGATGTCCCTGACCAAATGAATCCGGGACAGTTGATAAAGACAGAATTCCCCTACCATGTCAAGGATTCTATTCTAAATCTATTGTTCATTCGTGAATTGCAGCTGAACGGTGCTGAACTGGTCAAGCAGAATGTGCTGGCTATGAAGCTAGAACAATGCAAGGAGGATGAAATCCTGTTGGAAGATGAAGAATATAGCAGGATAAAAAGGGCAATAGATACCTTCAAGGGGTTTGGACGGAACGATGTAGAACTTGTAACACGCATTAACGAGGCGGAAGTGGTGGAGGTGGAATCTAAAAAATAGACTAGACTGAGGCAATGTCTAACCCGCCTTATGGCGGTTTTTTGTTGCCCGAAAATAAATATAGGAGGAAACTCTAATGGAACTTATGAAGTTAATGGAGGACTGGGATGGTTATGTCTCTCTGAGCGGTAGACATAGTGATGCTGAGATAAGTGCATTTGTTGACCTACTCAGTAATGCCCAAAACGTTCCAGCCCATCTACACGAATACCGAATAAGGGAAGCATTGACTACTTCTGACTTCCCTCATCTGTTTGGCGATGTCTTAGACAGACAGGTCTTGGCTTCTTATAAAGCTGTAGACCCAGTCTGGAAGGCATTTGTCAAGATGTCTACTGTAAGGGATTTCAAGGTATCAGACCGATATGCTATCACTGGTGGAGACCAATTACTTGCCCTGGTAGCTGAAAAGGGAGAATATCTGGCAAGTGAAAGGAATGAGGATAGATACCACCTTTCCGTCTTGAAATATGGACGCCAGTTTGACATCTCCTGGGAAGCTCTAATCAACGATGACCTGGGAGCTTTGAAGGATACGCCGGAAAGGTTTGCTAGAGCTGCGGTAAGAACTGAGCATAACCTAGTTACTTCTACGTATGCTGGGAATGTAGCTCTTTATGGTGGTGGCTTCGGCAATACCACTGGTGCTGCGTTAACCATAGCCAGCCTTGAGGCAGGAGTAGCTGCAATGGCATCTTTCTTGGATGCCAATCTTCAGCCAATCATGAACAGGGCTAAATTCTTAGTAGTACCCCCGGTTCTGGAAATGACGGCTCGCCAAATCCTGACTTCGGCAACCAAGCAATGGCTACAGACTGCCGGTGTTGTGGCAACCGTAGCCTATCCAACAACCAATGTCATATCTCAGTATGGCTTGCAGTTGATAGTCGACCCATATTTGGCGATATACGCTTTTGGTGCTGAGCAGGCAACTCAATGGTTCCTATTCGCTGACCCACGAGACATTGCTGCTCTGGAGTTTGCTCATCTCGCAGGACATGAGAGACCAGAGATTTGCATGAAGGCAAGCGATAAGGTAACTGTTGGCGGTGGACCTATTGGTCCGATGAGTGGCGACTTCGCTACCGACAATGTGCTATACCGAGTAAGGCACGTCTTTGGTGGAACCACACTTGATTGGAGAGCTACTTATAAGGGTGGAACTGCCCAAGTATAAGTTAGACAGCTAGTCGGGGTGAGGGGGTTGCTCCTTTCCTCCTTGCCTCGGCTAGACATGGAGGTGAAATATGCCAGACCCTAGAATATATCCAGTAGATAGCGTCAATGATGGGAGTGTTACTGTTGGGGCTGTGAGCACGCTTGTCTTGGCTGCTAACCCTAAACGAGTCGATTTGGAGCTTGTAAATGATAGCGATACCGTTATTTATCTTGCTCGAGGAAACGCTGCCGTTATGAATAAAGGAATTCCACTTACTGTAAAAGGGAGTTCCTATGGCATGAATAGCCTAAATCTATTTTTAGGAGCGATTTACGCCATTGGCGCCGGACAGCAAAATCTATGCTATAGCGAAGGGGAGCGGAGATGAGTCATGTAAATAATCCTACTGATATCTCTGTCATAGAGACGAACATCGGCAACAATGATGACGACCATAATGGATTGACATTGTTTGGTCGGCATCAGCAACAGATAGAACATATCCACTCAGCACAGAAGGTCTATCCTACTTTAGCTGATGGTGTTGCATTAGCTACTGCTGCTGGTGATTGGGCTTTGGGAACGATTACAGAGATTGTGCCGATTGATACAATAGTTAATGAGTTTGATATACACGAGGTGCTTGTTGAAGATGTGAACACTCAGGACAAGACGTATGAATTAGTCTTATATTACGGTGCTGATGACATTGAGTGCGGTAGGACTAGATTTGCCGCTGGTTCACTCAAGGGCGGAGTGCCTGCAGTAGCGATGCAGACGATTTTAATACCAGCCAATAGCAGGATTAGAGGGCAACTAGCCATAGAAGACGGCGGTAGCAAAACAGCCAAAGTGTCTCTTAGATATCATGTGTATTAAGGAGTAAATTATGACAGATATCCAGAAGGTAAGGCTTTTAATCGCAGATTCTACTCTTCCGTATCATTTCACCGATGCCGAGATACAGGCGTTTCTTGATATAGGCGGTTCAATACTCCCGGCTGCTGCTTACGCTCTTGAAAGTTGGGCGGCTTCGCTTACTGGAAGTCTTACGTCTGAACATATAGGTGATTACTCTTATACCAAGAAGGAAGCTGAAACTAAACGGGCTCTAGCTAAAGAATACAAAGAGCAGGATGCCAATAATCCCTACCTAACTTGGGCTGAAATGGATTTGACAAGTGTACCCGATGGCATAGAAATGGGTGAATGATGTCCTATGATACTTTGTTGATAAATTCGTGTACCATCCTTGAAGATACTGGAGTCGGCCCAGATGCCTATGGAAATAGAACTCCTGACTGGACGAATGTAGCGGGGCTGGTAGATATTCCCTGTCGTTTGATGGCTAGTGGTGGGCGTGAGGTAATGGTAGGAGCCGAGGTCGTTGTTGCTGATTATAAACTCTTCTTAAAGAATATAACTATTAGCGAGCAGAACAGGGTTGATGTATATGATAACGATACGTTGTTATGGGGAACGATATACGAAATCCTGTTGGTAGAAACAAAGCAAGACAGTGCAATTAGCCACCACAAAGAATGTTTTATGAGGACAGTCCGTTGAAACTAAAAGTAGAGATAATTACGAACCTCAAGACTAAAGAGGTAGAGGATAAGGTTAAGAAAGCCACAGAAAAAGGACTAAAGGAAGTAATTGTGGATATTGCCAATGACGCTATCAAGGGAAGTCCTGTATTAACCGGCAATAATCGGCGGTCAATTATGTTCGAAGCCAAAGAGACGGAGGGTTCTGTCTATTCTACGTCAGGTTACGGCGGCTTTCTGGAAACGGGAACAGTTAAGATGCCAGCCCAGCCTTACTTCAAACCCGCATTAGATAAGAATATTAAAAATCTACCCAAGAACATAAAGGCGCATTTAGGATAATGGCTATAGATGATGTAAACAGTATCATAAGAACTTATTTAACCACTGCTTCACCAGCGACTAATCCCTTGATAGCTCTGATAGGTGCTCAGATTTATTGCCCTAGATTGCCTGAGAAGATAAAGCTGGTTGCTGCGGGGGTTTCTACACCAGCTATTAGTTTCTTTTCTCGCGGTGGGTTTTCTAACCCCCATATTCCCCCGATTGTTACCCCCTCGGTTCAGTTCGACTGCTGGGCAACTGACTCCGTTTTGGAGGCGGGGGCGATAACTGCCCGAAAAGTTTATCGTGCCTTATATGATGCACTTCAGGGAATACAGGATGTCACAGTGGGGGCGTTTAAGATTTTAAGTGCGATAGAGGAGGTTCAGGGTCAGGATTTAGTAGATTCCGAAATTCCTAATTACTTTAGAGTCTTGACCTTTTTCTCAATTATGATACGGGCGGGACTTTAAAACGCCTTTTTAATAAAGTATAGGAGGTAAATTATGGCTTACACGACATTACCGGTATTGGATGCAGTCAAGGCGGGGACAGAAATTGACGGTCTGGAAGTTGGGGCAAACACTCAAGGTGGAAACGGATTTGAATTCGCCAATGATGGGAAAACCATACTAAAGGTCATTGAGGGCACTGGCGTTGCCGAAGGAATCACCTTTGAAGCTATCCTGGATAGATTTGGGAGAGCAGAAGATGTTTTGACCAGAGTGGTTACAGCGAGCAAGAGCTTTATTTATGGACCGTTTATGCCCGAAATCTGGAACATAAACGGCAAGCTCAGGTTCAAGTTTACCGGGGCTGCTGGTGCAGCAACCACTTGTATGGCGATAAGAGTATCGCATCCAACATAAAAATATGGGAGGTAATTTAGATGGCTTATGTAACTTTAACTGTATTAGGGGCGGACAAACTGGGGGACGAGTTAATAGCTTTAATGGTAGGTGCAGATGACCAGGGGGCTGGCGATGGATTTGAGTTTTTGAACGATGGCTCCACCGTCTTACTGGTATTAGACCAACTCGCTCTTGGGGCTGGGGACGATTTTACCCTTGAGGCTGTCTTAGACCAGTATGGAAGGGCCGAGGATGTGTTACTGCGCACTATTAATGCGAAAAAGATATACATTTACGGACCGTTCCTACCGGAGATTTGGAACATTGATGGTAAAATCAGGTTCAAGTTCACTACACACGATATCAAAACTCAATTGATAGCAATTAGCGTAAAGAACCCGACTTAATAATAAAGAGGAGGTAATAAAATGCCGAATGTAGCTGCAAATGTAATGGTAGGTGTTGCGGTTTTGTCGTTCAAGTATCCACTGGGTGGTGTCTGGACAGAAGTGGGTTATACCGAAGATGGTGTTACTCTTGAATATGCCACGGATACTGAAGACATCTATGTGGAAGAAGAAACAGTCGCCATCGACCGGGTGGTAACAAGAGAAGTAACATCCATCACTTGTAATATGGCGGAGAGTTCACTGGCCAACATTGACAAGGCAATACCTGGTAGTGCTTTAGTGGGTGCCACTATCACGGTTGGTCCGACTGGTGGCGGGAAAATCAAGAAGATGGGTGTCAAGGTGGTAGGAGTGCCGCCTGCCGGAGCTTCCAGGACTATTGAAATCCCATTGGCTACTGCCGTAGGTAGTGTTGGGATGCCCTATAAAAAGGGTGAGAAGACTGTTGTACCCGTAACATTCCAAGCCCTGAAGGGCGCTGCCCCGGCTTGCACTATCATAGATAGTTAAAAAGGAGTTTTTTATGGAACGAACAGAAGAGGATAAGCTTTCTCAGGCTGGAATCAAGGTAATCTTGGGGGGCAAGGAATATGGAATTGCTCCCCTGGTTATTCGGGACTCAAGGATATGGCGCAAGAAGTTTATTGATTTAATCGTACCCTTGCCCAATCTGGTCAATACCATATTTGATTCCGAAAATCCACAGTCATTTACTGATGCTTTGATTACTATGCTCGTGACAAATGCTGATGCTGTATTGGATTTATTCTTTGACTATGCTCAAGACCTTAACAGGGAAGAGATAGAAGGCACGGCAACGGACAGCGAATTGGCTAAGGCGTTCGAGGAGGTTATGAAAATAGCTTTCCCTTTAGCGGAGAACCTCCCCAAAGCACTGAAGCATATTTATCAATAGGGGGAGCGTATGAGTTTATGTTGTCTGAATGGCATCTGTCACCCGACTACATAATAAATAACTGGACAGACGAACTATTGAACTTAATGATTGAGAAGTTGGCGGAAAGGAAAGGCCCGAAAGAGGATACAAAAGATAAACCAGATACCAAAGTATCCGACACTGCTTTATTCCATGCTATGGGTGACAATGTTGAGGTGACTAAGAAAGGACATTAGGATTCAGTTGTTCCCTTACTTGGGGCAACTGCTATCAGAATAAGAGCCAGAAAACCCAATATGAAACCGAGTAAACCCCATGTAATTTTATCTCTCCCTTTTTGACCTGCCAACCAAGCACATGCTAAAGCCACTACCACCCAGACAATAATGCCTATAGCAACATAGATTGTCATAAGCAAATCCATAGTATCCACAATTCACCTCCCTTTCCTTATTTCTAACACAAAGTAAATTCCCCGTCAAGTCGGAGGATATATAAATGGCGATTAGGGGAGGTTCATTTTAGTGGCATCTAATAGCGATTGTTCTAATTCCATTACCCTGTTTTCAAGAACTTTAATTCGTTTTGCTTTTTCGGCTAAAACTTGGGAATGGGCACGAGATGGCATACCTACTAGGTTTTCAGGGCGGTTATCATTTTTAATGCCATTAAGATGGTGGACTGTCCAGCCTTCAGGGAGGGGTATTTTATGAGCATCTTCCCAAACAAGAATATGTTCAAAAATATAGCCATTTACTCCACTGCGATGGTGGTCAGGCTTATAAACTCGTACATAACCTGTCCGTGTTTCATATGTTCTGTAGCCATTATAGCGAGGATGCATATCACCAGTCTTATATCCCATTTGAGGATATTTGTGATACGCCAATTTGATAGCTTCACCAGAAGTCCTCAGTTTGAGGCCATTGTCATCAAAGAGTCGTTTCAGAGTGTAAAAAGATATGCTCAATTGTTGACAAACTTCTCCAAAGGAAAGTTCCTTATCGTAGTAAAGTTCCTTAGCTTTTGGGAGCATAACTATAATCCTATTATCCTGACCTTTACGATAAACCTCTGGAGTTTTTGGCGGGATACCATAAAGACGCATATTTCTGCGAATGGTATCCTTGCACACTCCGAGCCTGTCAGCAACTTCACGCAGTTTAAGATTCTCAGTGTGGTAAAGGTGGTTCAGCGTATTTTTATCTATAGGGATTGGTTTTGGCATTTAACACCTCCTTATATTCTTAACTATAACATAAGCGGGTATATTTGTCAACCCCAAACCTTATTAAGTGAGGTGCAACATTAGTATCTCAATCGGAGATGCACTATTAAAATTAGGTGTAGATACTAAAGATTTAGACAAAGGTCTTAAAGGTGTAAAAAACACCATTCAGAAGCACCACAAGGCTATTGGATTAGCTATGGCTGCCGCAAGTGCAGCCATTGTGGGGAGTGCCTTAAAGAGTGTTCAGGCTTATGCCAAGATGGGCGATGAAGTCCAGAAGATGGCACTGAGGACAGGTTTTAGCACTGAAGCATTGTCCGAATTGAGACACGCTGCTGAAATATCGGGGGCTGAGTTAAGCACCCTTGAAAAGGGCGTTAAGCGAATGTCCAGTACTATACTTGATGCTCAAGATGGGATGGAAACCTATGTAAGAGCTTTTGAGCATATCGGTATTAAGGTAGAGGAACTTAAAGGGCTAAAACCTGAAGAACAGTTTATGAAGATAGCTATGGCTATTGCTGAACTTGAGGATGAGACGACAAGGGCAGCTATCGCCCAAGATATGTTTGGTCGTGCTGGTACTGAACTTTTACCCCTATTCGCTCAAGGTGCTGAGGGGATAGCACAGTTAAGACAAGAAGCTCACGAACTTGGAATCGTCTTTGACCAGGAAGCAGCCAACACCGCTGCTGAATTAACTGACGCTATGAAGAGGCTTCAGGAAGCGACACAGGGCGTTCAGATAGCTATAGCTAAGGCTCTGATTCCAACGATACTTCCTTTATTGGAACATGCCAAGGAAATGATTATTGCCTTTAGGGAATGGGCTGAGAAAAATGAAAACCTATCTCGGGCAGTTGTTGCTCTTGGATTAGCATTGGCTGCTGGCGCTCCCTTGATGTTAGGTTTGGGGTTCTTGGCTAAAGGGTTAAAAGCAGCCACTGGAGCGATGGTAGGTTTATCTAGGGCGGTTCTAGCTTTCTTGGCAACTCCCCTGGGATGGTTGCTGCTTGGGTTAGGACTTATAGCTAGAGGACTTTGGGAATTGTGGGATATCCAGAAAGAAAATGAATACCGGCTGGAGTTGCAAACTAGGATTGTTGAAGAACACGCCAAAGCAGTAAAGGGAGAAGCCAATGAATATGCCAATTTGCTCAGGGAAGCCGAAGGCTTAGGAGCGGTATTAACGGCGGAACAGAAGGCTTATATGGCATTAACTCCCGCTGTAGAAGCAAATACGAGTGCAATTATGGGGAATGCCACCACTCTTGCCGCTGCCCATCAAGCGGCTCAGGACTA